GGCCAGCTCGCGCCATTCGTTCACCCACGAAAAGCGGTGCAAGCGCCTCCCGGTGGTTTCGCGGATGGAAGTCGCCACGCTGGTCGATTGCAGCCGGTCGAGCGCGGCTTTCAGGCGCTGGTAGTCGTTCAAGGACGTGCCGCGCCCGATGAAGCGCAGGATTTCGTAGGGCGTGGCGTGTATCCAGCGCGACGGGCGAATGCCTGCGTCGCGCGCCTCCACGATCTGCGAGGCCGCCCAAATCAACACGTCGGCATCCCATATCGTGGCGATGCCGTGCTCGGCCGTGCCTTCCACGCGGATGGTGATGTTCCCGCTGCGGAAGTCGATCGGCGCCGTGCGCCGCGACTTCGCCAGCGAGAAGAACGGAAAGGCCATCAAGTCCTGGCTGTCGCGCGGCGCCATGCCGTCGCCCGGCAGCGCGCGGAACAGGTCGAGCTGTTCCCGCTGCTGCGATCGCTGCCCCGACGGCAGCGATGGGCTGGACATGACGATGGCCACCGGCGAGCCGACGATCAGCGGCCATCACGGTAGTCGCCCGCGTGACGCTCGGCATATTCCGGGTCGGACGTGGCCTCGTAGCTGCGCTGGTCGGCCCAGGCATCGAGGTCGGCCACCGCGTACATGACGCGGCGGCCGAACTTGCGGAACTTCGGGCCGCCGCCGATCACGCGCTGTTTCTCCAGCGTGCGCGGCGACAGACGCAGGTATTCGGCGGCTTCGTCGTTGGTCAGGTAGCGTTGGGGCTGCACGGGCGCAGCGACAGCAGCGGCGGCAGGCCGCAAGGGAGCGGGTCGCATGGGATGTACCTCCATCAAGCCCGGCCACACCACGCGGCCGGATAGAGGCACTTTCAAGAAAGCAAGGCTTCCTGCTCAGGGACGTTTTGCAGGGGATGCAGCGCGTCCCTGTGCAACGGGCGGAAGCTGTGCCAGGCGGCGATAGCCGCCGCGCATCAGCGCATCGCCCCGGTGCACCAGTCGCCGCACGCGGGCGCGCAAGGCGCTATCGGCGTACCAGTCGGCGGCGACAGCATCGACGCCGAACAGCCCTTCGGCCACGTCGCGCAGGGACGCGCCCGCGAGGGTGCCGTCGAGCGCCTGGAGCGTGTTCAACTCCAGCAGCGCAGCGGGTGCCGGCCGCGACCGTGCCGTTCCCGCTGGCGCTGCATCGCCAGCGGCGGCCAGCTTGTCCAGTTCGGCCGCCAGCGCCTGATAGCGTCCGCAGGATGCGGCGCAGGCGCGAATGGCATAGGCGTAAGCCATGCCGTCGGCCAGGCCGGGAGCGATCACCAGCCGCAGGCAGCAGCCCAGCCAGCGTGTCAGCAGCACCAGGCGCTTGCCGTCGTGGATCAGGTGCTTCTGGCCGGGAAGGCACCAGAACGCGAAAGCCACCGCGTCGGGCGGCGGGTCGGCGTCCGGGTAGAGCTGCACTACCGCATCGTGATCGGGGAACCAGGCCGGGTGCGCGTCGCGCGCATCCAGGGCGGGATCTTCCAGCAGGCGCAGTCCCCAGCGCGCGGCGGCCTCTGGCCGGCGGCGGCGGCGCAGCCAGTCGCGGCGGTAGTCGGGGTGGCGACGCAGGTATTCCCACGCCAGCGCGGGGCCGTCGAGGTGCAGCATGTAGAGATACGCGGCGGTCGGATACCAGTGTTCGGCGCTCGGGTCAGCCATGACGCAGCCTCCTGTCATTCAGCAGGAACGTCGCCACGGATTCCGCTGTGCGGGAGCTATCGAGTCGCCATCAAGTCGTCATCGAAATCGGGGTACTCTGTAACTGCGGTGTCAAGACCGATTGGCTCCAGGGCATTGCGGAAATCGTCTGAATGCGACGGTTGCGCGCCACAAAAATGGTGCGCAGCATGGAGCACCGTGCAGCAGCCCGCGCCATAGATCATGACTGTTTGCATCAGAAGCGCACCGCTTCGGTGCAAGAGTGCGGATTCAGACCAATCAGGTCTTGGGTAAGACTGAAATAGTCAGAATGCGCCGTCGTTGGCTGGGACTGCTCAGTCGGTGATCGAACCGTTTTCCTCGGCCAGCCGCAGGTACTCCGACAGCCGCCGCACGGGCTGGAAGTAGCGATCGCGCATCACAGGTTGCTTGTGCGGCCCGACGATGGACGCCAGATCGGACAGCTTCACATGGCCCAGGCCGGGCATGCCTATTCCCAGGTCGATCAGCCCCCATGCCGTATCGCCATCGGCCGGGTCGAGCGCGGCCAGCAGCCAGGTGGCGTGCGCGTCGGGGGTGAACAGTCGCACCGCCGGCATTGGGTCGATGCTTCGGCCAGCGGCGCGTGCCGCGCCGACGGCGAGCAGTTGCGCCCGCTGTTCAGCGGTGACGAGCGGCTGGGTCATGGCCCGAATCCCCACGCATCCGAGGATGCACGGATACGATTTTCCACCGAAGCGCGGAACCGCCGAAGCGGATGCGTGCTTTGGCGGGAAAGCACGAAGGCGCAAGCCATCGAATCCGTACATGCACGGAAACGCGGAAGCGGAATTGCGCAGGCCAGGAAAGACACAGATGCGGTTCCCAGATTCTGTCGGAATCCGCCCATGCGGATTTCTGCAAAGGCACGAATACGGAAATCAACGACACCAAATGCGCACTATAGTTTGTAGCCCTATAGTGCGCAATCGGCTGTCATCTTGGTTTTCTAAGGAAAACCATAGGTGGCGGCGAAAGACTCATTGGCGACAGCAATACGGACGGTCAGGAAAGCGCGCGGCTTGAGCCAGGAAGCGTTCTCCGACGTGTCCAGCCGTACCTACCTGAGTTTGCTGGAGCGCGACCTGAAGAGCCCGACCATGCACAAGCTGACCGAGCTGTGCGAGGTCATGGACGTGCATCCGCTCACGTTGCTGACGCTGGCCTATGCCGGCGACAGCACGCGCAGGGCCGATCAGCTTCTGGCGCAGGTGCGCCAGGAGCTGGAGGCGGTGTTGAAGGAACGCGACACGCCGTAGGCGCGTGCGTGACGTGCTGCGCCAGCAGCACGGCGCCCCGCCGCAATGGACGGGGCGCGGTGGGCGGCCGTCAGGCTGCCTTGGGCTTGCTGCGCGACCAGATCAGGTCGTGCGTGCCGTCCTCGTTCTCGATCAGGCGGGCATAGACCGTCGCCGGGAACGAAGGGTCGTCGATGCTCACGGACAGGTACTCGCGCCCGGCCTCACTGGTCTTCTTCCACGCCGCGCCGATCTCGTGGCCGGCCGCCTGAAGGTGGAAGTCGGGGGCGTTCTCGCTGTCGCCCTTGTCGTTGGGAACCAGCTTGACCTTGACGTTCAGGGTCAGGGTGCGGAGCTGGCCGGTGAAGCCGTCTTTCTCTGCGGTGAAGGTGCCGATGTTAGCCATGATGTTTCTCCTTTCGGGTTGAACAAGGTCGCGCCAGTGCGTCCTTGTTGTGATCCGGCCGGCGGGGGATGGGCTGGCCGCACCGCGCAGCGGTCGCAACACCGTGGAGAACCTGGAAGCGAAAAGAATTTGCCGCGCGAGGAAGCCGCGCAGCGGCGGGGAAATTGTTTTCGCTGGAAGGTTGCGGCCATGAAGCCCAAGGCGTAGCCGTTCCCTCGCCAGGATTCACGACAAGCCAAGGACGCACGGGCCGCCCGCCCCCGAAAGGAGACATGGCCGACTCGGCATCCCCGCGTGACGGCTGCACCGGCTTGCGCCCTGACGCGAACCAGGTCAAAGCCCCGACGACAAGGCCAGAGCGCCCCTGCCGCAGCGCGCGACCACATGCTTGAGGCGTGGTGTGGATGCTCCATAGCGAGGCCGGGTGGCGTGTCGGTGAATCGCCCTTCGTGACGTACAGGCGCGAATCGCCAGCGTCGGGGACGGCACGCTATCGCACAACCTGCCGCAGCAAGCCGGGGCGTAGCCCTACAAGCCCCGCCCATTGCGGCGGGGCGCCATCGAAACCTTGCCCGCGCCAGCGGGCACCGATGGACGTGTCGCGTGCAAGGCACTTGCACGTCCGCCCCGTTGCCGCCTGGACGAAGGCGGCAACGGGGCGATTTTGACTTCGACGTTGGAACCGGGCGCGGCCACCGACGCCCCGGATTTTTGACCACCGGCCCCAAGGCGGAACGGCTTGGGGCCGGTGCTGCTCGTTATTCCTTGGTTTCGACAATCCACCACGCGGCACGCGGCAAGGTGTGGCCGGTAATGGGATGTAGGTCGGTCAGGTCGGCGCGGGCCGTCCAGCCACGCGGCGGACGGTAGCCGCGCACGTCGCCATCGCCGTGCCAGCGGCGGGCGCGTACCGTACCGGGGGCATAGATCGCCGCCATGCGCGGGCGGTCCGTGGTGTTGCGGCTCATGATAGGAATCCTTGGCGTGAAGCGCCCCGGCCGGAACCGGGGCGCTATCTGCGGTGCAGGATCACGCGGCCAGTGCCTCGGCCTGCGGCAGCTCATCCGCCACGGCGGCGACTTCCTCCGGCGCTTCGGCGCCCGCATCCACTGCCACGGCCTGCGCGTCCTGTTGCGGGCTTTCGGTGCGGAAGATGGCGGGCATCCAGCCCGTACCATCGGCCAGCCGTTCCGCTTCGCTGGCAATGTCGGCCTTCTTCAACTTCGCCAGCCGTGCAGCGTGCGACGGTGCGAACTCGCCCACGGCTTCCAGAATCGCGGCCTTCGGCACATGCTGGAAATACCCGTCTGCGGTGGGCTGCCACCATGCGGCCATGTCCAGCCCCACAGCCTGCGCCAGTTCCGCGCCCGGCTGGTGCGCAGTGGCGCGAGGCGTCACCACGTCCACGGTCGCCGCTACGCATACCGCCAGCAGCCGCACCAGTTCGCCTTGCTCCATCGCCAGCAGCGCGACGAACAGTTCGGCGCTGTCCTGCGGCAGCGCTTCGCCCGCGACCTGCTGCAACTCGCGCTGGGCGACGGCGGCGGGCGACTCGGGCCAGTCGGGGGCCATGCCTTCCAGCCGGTCTTGCACTTTCAGGCTCACGCCCAGCGGCAAGTCGTGGCCGTAGTGGTTGTCCTGCAAGACGCTCTGCACCATGCCATGCACCAGCGCGGCCAGCGCGACTTGCGGATGCCGGGCGACTTCGATTTGCAGCGCGGCGGTGCGGTGCGCGCTCAACCGCTGCGCCAGCCGGTCGGACAGGCTCGCGGCCTTGGGCTGCTCGGTGTCCTCGCCTTCGTCGTCGTTCCCGGCCTCGCCTTCCGCGCTGCCGAAACCCTGCCGCAAGCGTTCCAGCGTGCGCAGCGCCTTGGCTTCTGCCTCGCGCAGCAGCCCGCGATGAATCACGGCTTCGCCGCTGCGGTCGAGGGTGACGATGGCGCCGGCCACGGCGCGCACATCCGGGGCGTAGCCCTGCAAGGCTTCCTCCACGGCTTGCAGTTCCCCGGCAACCTGTTCGCGGCGCGGTTCCAGCGCTTCGGTCTTGTCCTCGTCCTCGGCGTCGTAGGCTTCTTCCAGTTCGGTGTCGATCTTGTCGAGGCGGGTTTGCAGCGAGGCGATGCGGCGGGCTTCGCGGGCGCTCGGTTCGCGGCGCTGGCGCGGTGCGTTCTGGAACGCCTGCCGCTCGGCGTAGCTCATGTGCGGCACGGCTTCGACCCACGCCCAACCCTCGGCGCGCACGTCCCCAGCCAGCGCATCCAGCTTGCCGCGCACCAGCGTTTCCAGCAGCGTGGCGTCGGTCAGGTAGGTTCCGGCATCGCCTTCCGCGAACAGGTCGCGGCGGATGCCGCCGCCCGCCGCCGTGTAGGCGTCCAGCCCGGCGAAGCGCACCAGCGGATGCGTGGCGTCGATTTCGCGTTCGGTCAGGCGTTCGCGCAGCGCGGACGCGCCACGCTGCCATTCTGGCGCACCGTAGAACGCGCTTTCCTGCGCGGCGTGGTCGTCGGTGATGGTCAGGGCCATCAACTGTTCCAGGGTGACGGCTCCGGCGCGGTAGTCGGCCAGCAGGCGCGGCGAGACGTTGGCGAGTTTGAGACGGCGCTGCACCACCAGCGGGGTCACGCCGAAGTCGGCGGCAATGTCTTCGATGGGGCGGCCTTCCTTGACCAGTGCGGCGAACGCCTCGAACTGGTCGGCCGGGTGCATCTGCTCGCGCAGCAGGTTTTCCGCGAGGCTGACGGTACGGGCCGAAGCATCGGGCACCAGCAGGCACGCCACTTCGTAGTCGGCAGGGATGCGCTTCTTCTTCGCCAGCAGCTTCAACGCGGTCAGTCGGCGGTCGCCGGCCACCACTTCGTACTGCTCGCCATCGGCGGCGAGGATGACGACGAGATTTTGCAGCAGGCCGATGCGGGCGATGCTCGCGGCCAGTTCGGGAATGGACAGGCGCGGGGTCTTGCGTGCGTTGCGCTTGGAGCGGCGCGGCAGCAACTGCGAGAGTGGAACCAAAATCAGGTTCTTGCTCGGGTCGGCCACTTCCAGCGGCGCGGCAGTTTCGATGGCGCGGGTTTCGGTTTGGGTAACGGCGTTCATGGTGATAACTCCTTGCGGTTAGGGATGCAGCAGCGAGAGAAGCGGCAAGGGCTGCTGCCTGCCCCTGCCGCGTGGGGGTTCAGGCTTTCAACTGGCGCATGCCATCGGCCAGCAGCCAAAGCGCACGGTTGAGGCGGATGTTCTGGTCGATGCCCTGTACCGGGCGGGTTTGCTGGCGGCGTCCGTTGGCGCTGCGCCCGCGCAGGCCGCCTTGGGTCAGGTTCTCTTGCGTGCGGTTGAACACGCTCCACAAGTCCGGGCGGCGGTCATCAAAGCGGCGCGGCATCAGGATTTGCGATTCCGTGATGGGCGCGGGCTTGTCGGGGTCGTCGTACTTGAGGGCCAGCGCGGCGCGGGCGAACACTTCGGATTCGCCATCGTTCAAGGTGATGGCGCGCATGGAATCGCGGGATTCCTGCACGCGGTCGAAGCCGCGCAAGACTTCGTAAGCGCCTTCGATGACGGAACCGGCCACGTCGCCTTTGTGGGGCACGCGCACGTCCGCCACCGTGTCGCCGCAGACAAGGCCATTGCTGCACACGAACCGGAACATTCCGGCCAGCATCTGATAGCTGCTCGTGCCGTCATGCGAGTTCAGCAGCACGATTTCGTTAGCCTCCGCGCCGTTGATCTGGCTGGCGTGGCGCAGGCGCAGCATGTGTTTGGTGTAGTCGCGGCGGTCGTCGTGGCGCACGCGGGTTTGCGCTGCCATGAAGGGTTCAAACCCTTCCTTGCGTAGTTCCGCCAGCACGGCGGCGGTGGGGATATAGGCGTACCGTTCGGAACGGCTTTCGTGCGGCGCGTCCGCGAAGATGGACGGGGCCACACGGCGGATTTGGTCATCGGACAGCGGGTAATCGCTGCGCAGCGACGGGGAACGGGAAGCGAATCGGGATGCGAGTTGCATTGCATTTCTCCTGACGAAAAGGGTTTGCTGTTCAAACCGCACACCGGATTCCTAGATTCGGAGCCCAGCCTTTCGGCTGTTCGGTGCGGTCGGCACGAGGAACCCGGTTGGCCCTGTTGCCACCGTCTTTCCTGAGTTCATCGCCCGCGGCCAAAGGAGCGCGCGGACGGGGGCCGTCAAGGAGACAAGCGCAGGGTTGGTGCGGCCCGCAGGCGCAGCCGAGGACACGGCCCTGCGCGCCTTGACGGCACACGGGAGCGGGCTACGGTCGCGGGTAAGGTGATGAAGTCAGGGGAGACGGCTGGACAAGGCAACGGCCATCCCTTTGTGCTGACCGCACGCAAGCGAAGCGCGCAGGCCCGAAGCTGGAAGCCGGGCCGGAGGCGTCAGGGATGTGGAAGGCTGGCGAATGCCAGTCCCGTCAGGGATGAGCGAATAGCGAACCTGGAGCAGCGCGGTCCGCGAAGCGGAGACGCAGGCGCACACTTTCAGCTATCATTTGTAAGGAAATTTACAAGAAAGTATTTCAAGCCAGCGATTAATTACGACTTCAGTTAAATAACTATCGCAATCCTCAATTCGAGATTTGCTTCATCGAAGCACCAACGACAAATGGAGATAAGTCATGGCGAATAAATGCTTTCTGAGCTTTCACTATAAACAGGATAGTTGGCGCGTGTCGCAAGTTCGGCAAATCGGAGCTATCGAAAAACAGCCTCTACTGGATTCGAACAAATGGGAAGAAATCAAGAAAGCAGGCGATGATGCCATCAAAAAATGGATCGCCGACAACATGAAAGGCAAAGAATGCCTTGTCGTACTTGTGGGCGAGAAGACTGCCAGCCGCCGCTGGGTCAAACACGAGATAAAGAAAGCCTGGAAGGACGGGCTGGGTGTACTCGCCATCCATGTCCACAATCTGAAAGACTCAGACGGAAATCAGTCGTCGAAAGGATCTAATCCGTTTACAGGCCTCACCGTTGATGGAGAAGCTGTCACGGGTAAAGTCTACGATCCGCCATACACCACCAGCACCAATGTGTATGACTACATCAAGTCGAATATTGAAACTTGGGTCAGCGACGCTATAAAGGCACGATGAACCGGCAATATCTGAATTGCATCCTGCGAGGTGTCGTTTGCTGTGGAGGATGCGGGTCACCTACATCCAAATTTGCCTGGGTTTAGTGTAATAGATGGAGTCAAAATGCCACGCAGAACATTCTTTTCTTTTCACTATGAGCCTGATGTATGGCGCGCCTGGAATGTCCGCAACAGTTGGGTTGTGAAGGAATCCGATGAGGAAAGCCGGGGCTTCTTTGACAGCAGCGTGTTTGAGGCATCGAAAAAAGAGAGTGACGATGCACTAAAGACTTTTCTCCGCAAGGGGTTGGAGAATACTTCGGTAACTTGTGTCCTTGCTGGAACCCATACATGGTCACGGCGATGGGTGCGCTACGAAATTGCTCGCAGTGTTATCAAGGGAAACGGCTTGCTAACCGTTTTCATTCACGGTGTCCAGAATAAAGACAAAGCGACATCTACAAAGGGTGCTGATCCATTGGCGCAGATGGGACTTTATAGAACCGATCGCGGCATATATCTCGCCGAGTGGAAGGACGGAAAGTGGGTGGCCTACGCAGATTACACGCTTGCGATTCCTGAGGGTGATCTGTGGTTCACAGCACCAAAAACGAATAGCGTAGTCCAACTGTCAAATCACTGCCTGAGTTACGATTTCATAGGCCAGGATGGCAGGAAAAATATTGGCGGATGGATTGAAACTGCTGCGGGAATGGCTGGCCGATGAGCGAGAACTCAAGCATGAGATCACCCTACCAGCTTATCCTGCTGGGTGCGGTCCATGGGCATGACACTCGCCTCCGCCGTAGCGTTGATCTGGCGCTTCAGGGGCTCGGGATTCCGAGCAACGCAATTACGTTTCTCAGCGATGCCAACGCCTCTAACCGCAGCTTAAAATCGCCGGTGATGGCAGTATTTTTCGGCTCGTCGGAAAGCACTGCCGATACCGCACTTGTGACGGAGTTGATTGATGACTCGATCGTTATCGCTCCGGTCGTTTCGGATTTGTCCCAGGTTCATGCAGAAATTCCGCCGCAGCTCAGACATGTCAATGCTATTGTATTGGGCACCAACGATGAAGGCATCACCCGCCTCGTTACGCTAGTCCTTGAGACATTTAGGCTGTTGCGACGTGAGCGACGACTTTTCATCAGTTACAAACGAACAGGGTCTCAGCCGCTGGCCGATCGGTTGTACGATGCGCTCGATGCTCGTGGCTTTGACGTTTTCATCGACGTGAGGTCAGTGCCTCCAGCCGCAGATTTCCAATCACAACTCTGGCACAGGATGTCGGATTCCGATGTCGTGGTGCTGATCGACACACCTGGCTTCAGAGAAGGTCGTTGGACGGCTGAAGAATTGGCGCGCGCAAACGCGACCAATGTGCAAATCTTGCACCTACTATGGCCGGGGCAAAAGGAAGACCCTGCATCGTCCTTCAGCCACTTCATGAAGCTTAGGCGTCGGGACTTCTTTGGATTTATTCCAATGCGGGGGCGTTGGGCCACGAAGGGATTGGTGACGAGAATTTGCGACGAGGTCGAACGGCTACGCGCACCAGCAATTGCCGCCCGCCACCGATATTTGGTCGATAACTTTTGCGACGCCGCCCGCGACGAGGGACTTGATCCAAGTGTTCAGATTGAAGGCTGGATTTCTCTCAAAACCGAGTCCAATCGAACGCTGGCGATCGTACCGGCAGTGGGAATACCAACCGCTGATCGCATCAACGAAGTGTTCGAAGCCATTACCAACCCCACTGTTGAGACGAGAGAAATATGGGTGATTTACGACAATAGAGGTGTACTGAGAACGTGGCTCTCTCACCTAGATTGGCTTGACTCGTATTTGCCGATCCGGGCCGTGCAAATGTCGAAGGCGCCACAACTTCTGAAGGAGCTCACCGCATGATAGATATATTTCTATCTGCCAGCGTGCCTTTGCCTGATCGCAATCGGGTATTTTTCGACACCGCCGATGTTCTTGCTATACGGGAAGCAATCAAGGCTTTGGTTGAAGTAGTGTTGCCGATTGGACGAATCACGTGCGGCGGCCATCCGGCGATAACGCCGCTATTGGCTCTCTTTTCCCGCGAGGCAAACCTTGACCGCAACAGGGTGGCGATTTACCAAAGTAAGCTTTTTGAGGGTCGATTGCCTCCTGAGCTAGCGGAGTTCGTCGACGTGCATATGGTGCCAGCGGTTGATGGCAACAGAGAAGCCAGTTTGACGGCCATGAGGCAAGCAATGATCGAAAGCCGCCGTTTCAGCGCAGCGGTGTTCGTCGGCGGCATGGAGGGGATCTATGAGGAGCATAAATTGTTCGTCGAACACCATCCCAAAGCTACAGTGCTCCCGCTTTCAACAACAGGGGCCGCCGCCAAAATAATTTATCAACAGGGAGAATATGATCCAATTTTTTCACGCGACCGAACCTATTCCAGCTTATTTCGTCGAAAGCTTCTGCCTGTGGATTAGCCGGGAAATTTTGCAGTAACTGCGTTCAGTAAGCTTGATGGAGCGAATAAAAAAATGGGGCCGCCTGTGCAGCCCCCTCGGTTCACAATAGCCCTCGCTCTGCAAATGAAGTTGTTTCCTGCCCGGCCACAACGACGTGATCCAGTGTGCGCACCTCCACCAGCGTCAGAGCCTCTTTCAGTCGCTGCATCAGTGAAAACCTGGCGAGTTGGATAGAAGGGGCGGTATCCGCTCGCTAAAATGCTGGAGCAATTCGTCAGAACAGCGATCCAGTCTTCATTGGATGTCCATACAGTTCAGAGATTTGCCCTTGAAACTGCGTCTGTCCGCCATAGCTCGGATGCCTCACGCAGATAACAGGCACGCTATCCGTGATTCGATGAGCGGCTGCGGCAGCATCGTTGCCGATGGCGACGATGCGCGAGGGACGAAGCAGAACGATGAGCTGTTGTAGTAGCTCTTCGCCGGCTCGCCTTTCACGGGCGTTGTGTTGCCGGTTGGTGAACGGATCCCCTGATTCATGAGGGTGAAGTGGGAAAACATTCCAGAGAAAGATGCGAGCATCAATGTGCTCTAGCATTCCCCATATAACCGCAGCGGTTCGCTCGGCTACGGCATTGCCGACTGTGGGCCGTTCTGGAGCCAGATCGACATTCCAACGTTTGGCATGTTGGCTCATGTGAACATCGTCAGTCAGGGCCAACCCAGTTCGGCGGCCTCCGCGATACCCCAAATCTCGACCGATCCAAATCGCATCTACAGGCTCCTCTGAAGCGCGACGCAATAATGCGGAAAGTGCGGCGGCGCGGCGGCGGGGCGCGTCTCGACGATCATGAACTTCACAGCGATCAGAATAAGGATTGAAGCAGTCCTCAAATTGCAGCGAGGAAACTGATTCAACAAAGGGGTGGATTTTCATTCTTAAGACTCAAGCGGCATATATTGTAGGGTGCGTTCTTTTCGGTTGCCGATGATCCAGCCGCCTTGATTTTTCTTGATTTGACGGAATACGGAATATCCGTCCATGATGGCTTTTTCCCAAAGCTTTAGCGGGCACTTCTCAACCTCATAGCCACTCACAAACTCTTCAATGGTTTTGAGAATCCCAAGGGAAACCTTTTCTTGATTCTCAAAATAGTTTAATTCCTTGGCTCTAGAGAAAATCCATGCCGTAAGCCCTTCCTCAACGACGATTGCCCGGCCGCTGTCTTGCTCTTCATCATATTTGGACTGGCTCTTTCGCTTGTGCTTGATCAATGCCCGTATTACAGGTGACCAATGCAAGATGGCTGCATATGCAAAATGGAAAACATCATGAAATCGGTAGCCATCTCGGTCAGCGATGTTGTCGGTCAGGGGATCACCTATGAATACGCCATTCCATTGGAGATAGCTTTTGCCGCTACCGCGTTGATTGACTCGGATCTTGAACTCTCTAGGGAGCTGCTCTTCTATTCCAAACTCGCTATCGAAATCAAGGCCAATCAGGTCAACCGCCTGTGGCTCCAAGAATGCACCCCTAGCTTTCCGGAGGTTCCCCCGCGCTACGTCCGAGAACGCCAACTCTGCGGCATGGATTGCATCGAGATAGGCTCGCGCGAAGGTGACCACGTCATTGCGCGCAGGCCCACTTCCCAGCAGAGCTGCGGCCGCCTGCCCCAAGCGTACCAAGGTAATGTCCAACGACGCAGGGGCCGCCACAGGCATGGCGATGTAAGCGAATGCACCTTCGGCTATGTCGCTTGCTGCCCCTATGTTCTTGAAGTTCCCGTGATTCGCCGCCTCGGCAAAGATATCTTCAAGTGGAGCTTGCATGCGCCGGCAGATCGCAGCCAAATACCAAAGCGTATCACCGAATTCTTCTTCCGCCGCCCTTCTGAAACCAGGGTACGCAGATTTTTCCCGGACATGTTTTTTGACAGTAGACATTATTCCACCGACTTCCCCATAAAGCCCTTGAAGGACAGGATTGAAATCGGTTGGACTGAGTACATCCGTAGCTGCAATTTCCGAAGCGTAGTCCGAAAGCAGCAGAGAACCTTCCTTGTGCATCGGTTACCTCCGAAGCGTCAGCCATTCGAATGGAGCGCCCTGATATCCATTCAGCCCAAAGCTACGAACCCATTGCTCTAGGTTCGCAATCAGTTTTGGATCGTCAAAAGTAGTTAGACCTATTCCTGTTTTGCATAGAGACCGGCCTTGCTGGTCTTTTAGCTCTTCCGGGAACTCCGGCCCCTCTCCTCCGAAGTACACGAAGTCATTGCTGATGAGAACCCTGTTTACACCCGTGTCGCGAGTGACGTGATCAGGATTAAGTGAACCATCGGGGCGAGAGTGAAAGGAATCTCGTTGCTGCCAGACGGCCGCTGGTGCGGCTCTGAAGTAGATATTGTCCCCGCAACTTTGCTTCCGACTACCGTTGCGATAGGGCTTTTTAGATTCAAACCGTGGATCTGCCCCATATTCATCAAATGTCATCGTTTCGGTGACTTGCATCGCATAAACCAGATACCCGCCTCGCCGAACACTTCGATCATTGCTGCCACTGCCTACCACCCAATCACCGATGTCAGCGCCCTTGCGGATATTTGGCTTGCAGGTTGCAAGCGTGCAGTATTCGTAAAAGGGATTGGGTGCGAAACCACTGTCGTACCGCACCACGTAGGAGTGGACACGTGCCATCAGCAGGGATGCCTTTTCAGAGGAACCGGATCACAGGCGCCACCGTCGGGTTTTTCCCATGTATCTTTTCCGTTGATCGCATCAATGATTGAGTCACCATTCCAGCCGACCAAGGCATCGGCGTATTCTTTCAGTGCCTCAGGAATGTCGCATTCCTTCTCACCATGCTCCCAGATGCCAACAATACGTTTGCCTTGCTTGGCTGCATATTCGATTTCCCAGGTCACCCAGTCGCTATCTTTCGTCTGGGGTGAGACGTAGCAAATAAATACGCCCGCCCAGTTTATCGCTGGGGCCAGAATCTGCGTCTTGATGTAATGCTCATCCGTGGCGTTGTTGAACTTTCCTGTATGGATGGAGGAGTCCCTTACATCCATCCCTTTCGGAGCCAGCAGATCTTTGAGCTTTTGGAGCCCATGATCGTCCTTATGGACATGGCTGATAAACACGTTCCTTTTCTCTGCCATCTGTCACCTCCATCGACGTTTTGATAGCGTAAAAGATCGTAACTGAAATTAGGTGGTTATGGCAGAAAACGCAGATCAATCAAAGGATCGCCCGGAGCCCCTTGTCGGCGATGATGTTGAGCAGCTTCAGCGCCGGGCCAGCGGGTCGGGTTTCACCTTGCTCCCACTTGCGCACGGTCGAGGCCGAGGTGTGCAGGTGATGCGCGAACACCGGCTGGCTGAATTTCAGCGTCTCCCGTAGGCGCCTAATGTCCTCGGCGCCAAACTCCCGCACTGGCGGCGGGCAGATCGCGTCGAACTCGCGCATCGTCACCTTGCTGATCGCACCCACTTCATGAAGCGTGGCCAGGTCGTCACGCAGGGATTCAATGATCTTGCTCACAATGCACCTCCAATAACACGCCCGACTGCAACGCCTTCGATAACGTTTCCCCGGACAGTTGCAAGAACGCTTTGCCGGCGAATTGCAGCGCCTTCTTCTCGTCCTGCGTGATGTTCGCCTTGTCGTTCTTCGGGAACCCATGCAGGAACACGTAGCGGCTGCCGATCCTGGCCGATACCAGTGTGCGGTAGCCGCCGCTTTTACCACCACCGGGGCGGGCCACCCGCTTCTTGTAGAGGGAGCCGCCCAAGTCCGCGTCGATCAGACCGCTTTCCATCTCCTGAACCGCCTTGCACAACGCGGCATCGGACAGCTTCTCGCCCGACTGCCAGCGTGCAAAGTCCTTGCGCTTGAGGATGACCGTCATTTCGACCTCCAAACTATACCCGAAACGGGCATACTTTTCCAGTCTCCGGTGTAGCACCTAGATAGAAGGGATGGCCCGCCCGATTGTCGTGACGCCGGCACGACAATCGGAGCCGACTGGACGGGATGCCGGCCACCGATCCGCGGGCATCCTTGACCGAAATCAGCAGCGCATAGGCCGACCACGGCAGCGTGAAGACCTTGGCCAGCTCGGCGAGGCCGAATTTCCCAGACACTGTCTCGGAAATTGCGGAACGGGGATAGTCGGCCGCCAAGGCAGCGGGGGGCGCCACCGAAAGCGTCCTCTTGCTCATGCCGTGGCCTCCGCAGGGCGCCGCGCGCCCGTGATGGCCTGCCGCCGACTCGCCACCAGTTCGGCAGCATCCCGCACCGGCTTGTCCTCGGTGTGGACGTAGTGCATGAACATCGCCACGGTCTTGTGGCCCGTCAGCTTCATGCCTACCTTGGTCGGCACTCCCGAATTGGCAATGTCGGTCGTGGAGCGGTGGCGGATGCCGTGCGTGCCGACGTGTGGGACGCCGGCTGCCTTGAGCACCCGGCACCATCCGCCATAGTGCTCGCCAAAGGTCAGGTGCTTGGTCGGGTCGTTGGGCGAAGGCAGGACGTAGGGGCAACCTTCTCGGCGCGGTGCCGTCGAGAACAGTCGATAGGCTTCCGCGCTCATGGGCTTGGAGAGGCCGCCGGTCTTGCTGTCGGGCCAGACCACGCGCCGGTTCTCCAGATCGACCCAATCCCATTCAAGCATGCAGATTTCGGAGCGGCGGCCGGCGAACTCGAATTGCAGGCGAATCGCCAGCGGGATGACGTAGTTCTCCAGTCCTTCCGCCTCCAGCTTCTCCAACTGGCGGAAGATCAGCGCCAGTTCGTCGTCCACGATGAGCCGGGTTTCCTCGCCGGGCGGGTACATCGGGACGTGGCGGCACGGGTTCGTGCCGTCCGGGCGGTAGCCCCACACTTCGGCCAGGTTGAACATCTTGCGCAGCACGCCGAAGGCGTTGTTCGCCTCGGCGGGCTTGTAGGCCAGTTTCTCCATCAGCCCGGCAATGTCGGGCCGCTTCACGTCCTGCACCTTCTTGCGGCCGATCAGCGGGACGATGCAGCGGTCGATGACGGCCTGATAGCCGCGCTGCGTGCTCGGCTTGTTGCGCTTCTTGGAGTAGTCCTCCATGAACTTCTTGCACAGCGCTTCGACCGTGGGCGCCTTGCGCGCCTCGGCCTTGGCGCCGCCGGGGTCGCCGCCTCGGCGAACCTCGGCCAGCCAGTCCTGCGCCATGACGCGGGCCTGCTCCACGGTCAGTTCCCCGAACAGGCCCAGCGAGGGCTTGCGGGGCTGCCCGGAGTTCGTGCGGTACTGGAGCATGAACACCCGACGGCCCTTCGGGGTAATCTTGCAGAGGAAACCCGGCACCACGGTATCCCGTAGTTCGATGTCCTTGGCCTGGGGTTGCGCCGACTCTACGGCGGTCTTGGTGAGCTTGATCTTCGCCATGATGACTCCTTGGAACGACCCGAATTCCAAGAGCCAGATAGGAGCGGCGCGAGGGAAAACCGGGTCAAGTTTCAGAAAGCACCGGCATATGATGGACGCGCGTAAGTCCTTGATAAACCTGCTTCATCGAGCTACGGCGCAGTCCAGCGAAGTACCGGGCTGGAGTCATCGTCAAACAAAAAAACACCCGCTACGAGGCGGGCTGCTGGCATGACGTGAACAAGTTGGGCAAGCGTAATCAGCATGATTTCTACTCTGTAAGAAGGTCTAGATCGACAACCCGCCCGCCACAATCGAACTGCGATACCCCGTCGTCGGGTCACCCACATGGGTCACTTGGGTGATCGACCAGCGCCCTTGCATATAGGACGGCCAGCTCTCATCCAGCAGCAGCAACCCTTCAGCGGCGAGCAGCGGATTGCCTGGACAATCGATCTGTAATTTCAAACCTTCACGGCCCACGCGCCGCAGTTCGCCTTCGGCCACAGCGCGGGCTTCGGCTTCGTTCTGGCAGCGTTGGCGCAAGGTTTTGAACGGCGCAATGCCGACTTGCACGACGTGCTGTTTGCCCCCGGCGGCATCCCACCAGGTCACACGGCACCCCATGTACTTAGAGCGCGATTGTTCGTCGAGCTTGGCTGTGATGAACGCTTGGTCACCGGGCCGGTTGTCCTGGGTCACGGATAACGTCACATCCGGCAGAGGCTGGCCGGAAAGGGAGTGAACCTTGCCGGCTTCCGCCAATACATACAGTTCGTTGATCGGTTTTGTGATGGCGCTATAGCGATTGGCCAGGCGCGTGATAAACGCCATGTCGCTTTCGTTGGATTGATCGATATGGGGAATCGGAATGCCTTCCAGCGCCGGTGCCACCCGGGGTGAATAGCCATGCCGGCTGACTAACTGACGAAACAGCGCGCCCAGGGTGGTAGGCCCGTAACTGGCGGAGCGACGCTGCCGGTAATGGCTGGGGTCCGCAGCACTGAAAGGTGCGGCGGTGGCGACGATCATCAGGCGCATCGGAAACAGCACCGGGGTTCGCTGCGTGATGACGAATTCGCCCTTCTCCACCAGGCCCGACTCCTGATAGCCGACCCGCATGCCGATCTTGCCGCTCAAGCTCGGCAACCCTTCCAGGCCCTCGGTATTGAGCGTGAGTTCCAGTCGGTCGGTCTGGATACCGGCGGCATCGGTATGGCTCCAGTGCATCAACCGTTGGTTAAGCAATGCCGCATTGGCACCGTAGAACTCAACGACCGGGGTGAATCCCTGTGTCATATGGCCTCCTCAATCCCAGGCCGAAATCGGCCGCAAAGCCGCTGGCCGGGCGTGCAACTCCGGCACCACCACCCACACGCCCGCCGGCAATACCGGCCCGTGCTCGGCCAGTTCGGGGTTCAGGCGCCAGAGGGTTTCTTCAGCAGCGTCGTCACAGCGCCCCAACTCGCGGTACAGCAGCAGGTTGACTGAATCCCCGGCAATACTTCGCACTCTACGCATTGACGAACTCCTCCAATTCAAGGCTCCAGGACATGACCATGGCGGTGCCGTCGTCGATCACATGGCTTTGGTTTTCCACCACGGCGTTGATGCGCCACAGCCCCCAGTTCCGGCCGATCCCGTCGACCAGCGGCAGCGGTGCCCGCGCATTCTGCAAGGCGCGTAACTCGTCCAGGCGCTGCATACCTACGGCGTACATTGCCGTGCCGCCGAACGTGAGTTTCTCCAGAGCCTGACCGCTCTGACGGGACTGCGGCTTGCTGGCAATGATTTCCAGGTTGCTCCAGCCCCCGTAACTGCTGTGGGTGAGCGTGGCGTAGGCAAAACCTCGTGAGAGGCCAAAGATAAAATCGCCCAATACCATCTGTTGTCGCATCAATCACCTCCGGGGTCGGCCAATGCCGCGTTGCGTCGAATACCGAGGGAATCGGTCACCATGGGCATGCATTGGAATTGCAGGGCCTGGAGCACTTGGTTGACCACTTGCTGGGCATCGGCGGGGTTGACGCCAGTGATCTGGATGCTCGGCGAGATCGTGACCTGGATGTTGTCGGTGCGAGCACTGTTGAGTTCCTTGCTCAAGGCATTCGGCGCGGGCAAGCGATCACTTGAACTGAACAGTTTGTCACCGAGCCAACTGCCCGCTTCGCTGCCCAGCAAGCCACCGATTGCACCACCGACGGCGGTACCGATACCGGGAAAAACCAGCGTGCCAAGTGCAGCCCCGGCCGATGCGCCAGCCCAGGCGCCACCGGCGGTGCTCAGGCCACTGCCAACGGCTTTTGCATCGCCCTGGCGCACGCCTTGCACGACGGCCATCGCGGTGTCGACGTACTTCAGCGGGCCCAGCCTGCGCACGAAGGATGATTCCAGTCGGGTCGCGGCGCCAGCCAGGCTCGAAGGGGCCGCTGTGCGTGGAGCAATCGTCGAGGCATTGAACCCCAGGCGCGGACCTTCGAAGACCTTGCTTACCTTTTCGAAGAGGCTGCGCACCGTGGCGAACAAACTCAAAGAGGTTCGGGGGGGACTGCGCCTTGACTTCATGAACGTGGGCTTGCCTGGCCCTCTCTTCCCAGATGACTTGTTGGGCCCATAACGCTTACGCCCCCGCGGCACCTCGCTGACACCCGAGCAGCAAGCGTCACCGCCCTTGCCGGCCCCCTTAAACACCGCGCCGATGCGGGGGATCTTGCCCAAGGTCGCTTCAAGCACCTTGTCTGAAACCTTGGTTCTGAACGAATCCGCCAAGCCTTCAACGGCCCACTTGAGCAATTGAGTGGCGGAGGATTCGGCAGGCTTTGTTTCTTCCGGCGTTTTCTTCGTCTCACTGGTCGCGGGGCTCAGGGCCGGGGCGGTCAGGGCAGCGCCGGTGATGAACAACGTCGTGTTGAGCGTCTCCAGCGTCTCGCGCAACCGTACCTGCTCCAGGGTCAACGCATTCAGGTCCACGCTGACGGTAACCAGCGCCGAGCTGAGCGTCGATTGCGGTGATGGAGCCTCGCGTTCAGGCGCGGCCAAGCTTGCAGAGAACGGTGCGAGCACACTGCCCAGATCCGCGTCACCGAGCATCCAGCGGTTGTCTTGCACCGCGAGCCGGGTCGCATATTGAGTCTCTTGCATCTCGCTTTACTCCTGTTTAACCCCAAGGCGAGTGATCGCAATGTCGTAGCGGCGCAGTGCTTTTGCGGCGTCCCAGTCGAGAATTTCCGCTTCGTTTACCGAGTAAACCAGCGGCACCACATCGAGGATCACGTCGATGTCGCGTTCCGAAAGAAGTCCGCCGGTTGATTTAAAAAATCGTCGATGCGCTCCTGCAATTCCGTCCAGTCCGGTACGGTCAACCCCGCGAGATCCGGGATCATCAAGCCGGTGCAATGGGCGGTGATGAATTCGGCGCGTTCTTTGTTGGTGGCGAGTTTTTTCATCACTTTGGTGGCGCGCAGGGCGGGCATTTCCAGGGGCAGTTCATTCAGGGTTCGGCCGGCTGCATCCAGGGGCAATAGCAGTTGGATGGGCTGGTCGTGGGACGACTGCTGAGGTTCGTTGAGAAAGAATGAAGCAGGTCGCGTCGACATCTCGTGTACGTACTGAGCGATAGACACGTAGTCCGGGCGCTTGAGCTGGTCGAGTTCTTTTTCCGACAGGCCGGTGGCGAGTTTCGCCAGTTCAAAGAACTGATCGTCCTCGTCGTCACCGGCCCGGGCCAGCGCGTCTTTTTGCGCGGCGTAGTACAGCGGTTTAAGTTGCACCTGCTCGATCGTCGCGCCGGTGTCGGCGGTGATTGCAGACAGCAACCTATGCAGCGGTGGCATCCAGGCCATGGGGCAATTCCTTGTTCAAGCAAGGGGCGAGCGCACCCGCCCCCAGGGGTTTAAGGCATCAGCACAGCGCGGCGCGCATCGCCCAGGATGTCGACGCCATTGAGCACGAATTTTTGGGTGCGCACATCGATGTCGATCACCGGGATGCCGTTTTCCAGTCGGTTGTAGGTGCGGCAGGACAACACCAGCGTGGTGAGCGCCTTGTCGCCCATTTTCAGCTTCGCTTCATCCAGGGATTTGAGCTTGCCGCCGACGGTGTGGTAGGTGAAATACGTCTTGCCATCCTGGTCCTGGCCGGCTTCACGTACGTTGAGCAGGATGTCGTCACCCATGCGCACGCCCAGCGCCAGCATGATTTCAGGACCGGCACCCTGGAGGACCAGCGTGGCATTGAGCACCTTGCCGCTCTTGGCCATTTCCTCGGCGATAAAGCGCCCACCGGACATGAGTTCCATGTCGAACTCGATCTTCGGCGGGGTGAACTCTTCCACGGTCGCGGACAAC